GGCAGGGATAGTTTGGAACACTAAAGTTGATTCCAGAACTTTCCACGACAGGTTTGCCGATAAAACTAGTTTTAATTTTTATACTAGAGTGGGCTCTAATTTTCTTTTACACGGCACTATAAACGTAGATGATGTGCTGGAAGTCCACTACTATCGAAGACTCCAAGCTTTAGACGCTCAATACGCTATAACTGAGGCTAATTACTTATTACAAGGGACTCAAGGTATTGCTGCTATGACACGACAAGCTTCATCCAGTAGTGCTACTGATTTTAATAAAGCCTCTACTATCCTTTATTTTCCTGCCGGTACAACTACCAGTCAAATAGATGCGTACACCCCTACTCAAGCATCACTTGTTTCAGGGACCATAAGTGGAGTTAATTATAGTGTAACAGCACATATGTTACCTAATCATATTGCTAACTGGTTAAGAGATGAAAATGAGAGAATTCTTTTATATGGCGGGCTAGCAGAAGCGTACGACTACTTAGAGGAGAATGAGCTATCTACAAGATTCGAGAAAAGATTCTACGATGAAATAGATAGATTAAATGGAGAGGAAGCAAGAAGAATAGCAAAAGGCGGGAATATTTCTATAAGTTTTTCTGCTAATGGTTTAATCTAGGAGAATAAAATGGGTTTTACATTAACTAACGTTGACAACGATTCTCCTGGGGGAGTGTTTAACGCTTCTAAAGATATTCAGTCTCATGCTGCAACTGCCTCTGATGCTTCTCTTAAATCTTTCCAGGAAAGTTATTTAGGGGCGCTTAGCTCTGATCCAACAACTACAGCCTATGGTACTGCAGTATCAGAAGGGATGATTTATTTTAATACTACCGATGATGTAACTAAAGTACATGACGGGACAAGCTTTAAAACAATGTCTCCTGGGGATACTGGTATAGCTAATATAGATATACTAATAAATAAATTTGATGGTAGTGCAACAGCTACTAGCGGAACAACTAAAAACCTTGCTTTGGTTAATGCTGTAGCCACAGACGCTGCGGACATAGGTGCGGTAGCAGGAAAAGCTACTGAAATAGGGTTGTTAGGTACTAGTAATAATATTACTGCAATGGGACATCTTGGTACTGCAGCAGCAGTAGAAGATATGGGAATCTTAGGTACTACTAATGTAGTAGCAGATATGGCTATACTGGGCACCAGTGATGTTGTAGCAGATCTAAACACTCTTGCTACTTCAGACATTATTTCTGATATGAATGACTTAGCCACTAGTGCTAATATTACCGCAATGGGGCACTTAGGTACTTCTGCTAATGTTACTGCAATGGGGACCTTAGGTACTTCTGCCGTAGTAGGCCATATAACAGCGTTAAATGGGACTAACGTATTAACCTATATAAGTAACTTAAACGGAACAGATGTTATTAATAATATTAATGCTTTGAATGGTTCAGGGGTTATTAGTAATATAAGTACAGTAACAAACATTCAAGCTAACGTAACTAAAGTTGCTAATATAGACGCTAATGTAACTAAAGTTGCTGATATAGATGCCAACGTAACTAAAGTTGCTGATATAGATGCTAACGTAACTAAAGTTGCAGTAATAGACGGTAATGTGACTACAGTTGCAGGCATTGATAGTGCTGTAACTGCTGTTGCAGCTATACACGGAAATGTAACCACTGTAGCAGGGATCAATACTACACACTTAAGTAACGTATCCGGGGTCGCTACCAATGTAGGGCTACTAGGGACCAGTGGCGCAGTATCAGACATCAATGATGTTGCAGGACAAATAAGCCCTACTAACAATATTAACACTGTTGCAACAGCTGTTAGTAATATTAATCTTGCAGTTACTAATCTTAGTTCTATTAATAACTTTGCAAATAAATACAGAATAGCTTCCTCTGCCCCCAGTTCAGACAACGATGACGGTGATCTTTATTACAATACCAGTAGTAATACTCTTTATCTTTATGATGGTTCAGCCTGGCAACAAGCGGTCTTTAATACTGCTGGGGCTCTGTTTGACTCTGATTTTGGCTCTCAAGGAATTATACTAAGAGGTGCAAGCTCAGGGTCTTATAGTATACTAACAGACAATAGCAGTAATTGGAATACGGCTTTTGGTTGGGGGAATCATGCTTCAGCGGGTTACGCTGTTGCACTTAACGCTGCTCTTACAGGAAACCCTACAGCCCCTACTGCAGGAGCCAGTGTTAATACTACACAATTAGCTACTACTGCTTATGTAACTACTGCTATTGCTAACTTATCTGATTCTGCTCCAGGTACGTTAAATACACTAAATGAACTTGCAGCTGCGCTAGGGGATGACGCTAGTTTTAGCACTACAGTAACTAATAGTATTGCTACTAAAGCCCCTCTAGCTAATGCTAATTTAACAGGTAACCCAACAGCACCAACTCAAGCAACTTCTGATAATTCTATTAAAATAGCTACAACAGCTTACGTTGCCGCTAAAGTAACCGCAGTTTCAGTAACTTCCGATGATGTTACTGCTCTTGCAATAGCCCTAGGGTAAGGAAAAATTATGGCAAATACATTTAAAGTTAAAACAAATGCAGCTATGTCTGGATCAGCAAATAGCCCTGATGTTTTGTACACTGTTCCAGCTAACGAGAGAGCGGTTGTATTAGGTTTAATACTGGCAAACGTTCATACTAGTCAAGTTACAGTATCAGTTCAATTAGTTTCTGCTACCAATGATGTAGAAACTAATCAGACAGTATACTTATTAAGAAAAGCGCCAATTCCTTCAGGGTCATCTTTAGAAATATTATCTGGGAATAAAGTTATAGTTCAAGCCGGAGATATAATAAAAGTAGAGTGTGACACTGCAGCTAAAATAGACGCAACATTAAGTATTATGGAGATTGATTAATGCCTTATTTAGGGAACACCCATACTAGCTTACTTACTACACAAAGTTTAAATATTACTGGTGATGCAGACATCGGGGGAACCCTAGAAGCAGATGTTATTACAGTCGATGGTATAACATTATCAGAGACTATAGCAGACACCGTTGGTGCTATGGTAACTAGTAATAACGAAACAGGAATTACAGTAACCTATCAAGATTTAGACAATACTCTAGATTTTGTTATTGGAACATTAAATCAAAACACCACTGGTTCGGCAGCTACTCTTACTACTCCAAGAGCTATTGGTGGAGTAAACTTTAATGGGTTTGCTGATATTAACCTTCCAGGAGTTAATGCTGCTGGAAATCAAAATACTACTGGTTCAGCTGCTACTCTGACAACTACTAGAGCAATAGCCCTTACAGGAGATGTAAGTGGCACTGCTAACTTTAATGGGTCTGTTGGTATAACTATAACTACTACCATTGCTGATAATGCGATAGACTCTGAACATTATACGGATGGTTCTATTGACACAGAACACATAGCTGCGGGAAATGTAACTCAAGCTAAAATAGCAGACCAAGCAATTAATGAAGCTAAGATGCAAATATCTAATGCTCCACAAAACGGGTATACTCTTACTGCTCAGTCTGGCAATACTGGCGGGATGACATGGGCAGAAGCAGGGGGAGGAGGAGGTACGGCTGTAGTTGCTAGTACTATTTTAGGAAGTGCTGCTGCTTCTATTACTGTTACAGGTTTTTCTACAACTTACGACCTTTACAGGTTGGAGTTTGATTTAATTGCAACCGATGATGGGGTGAGTGCAAACGCTGAGGAAACAAAAATGTTTGCAACGAATGATTCGGGAACTGCTTATACAGATAATAAATATCAGGTTCTAAAAATAGGGGACCTCTCTGGCACTAATCGTGCCGACCAAAATGAATGGAGAACACAGACTACTGGTATGCACGCTGTAGTGCTTGAAAATGGTAATAATAACGCAGGGTCACAAATGGGTCCTGTGGGTCACGGATATATGATGATAATGAATCCTAAAAACACTAGTAGAGCTTTCCATGCAGACGTATATTTTGCTGCAAGAACCGACATCGCATCGGAGAGGATAGTTTTTGTTTATGAAGGTCACGCCAAAGATATAGGTGGTGTTCAATACGTAAGAATAGACGGTGGAAATTTTGCAACAAACAGTAGGCTTACCTTAATTGGCTATAATAAATCGTAAGGAGTAAATAAAATGGCAAACCAGTATAATTGTATAAACAATGAAATGATTGAGATGACTGATGCGGAGCAGGAAGTACAAGATGCTATAAAAGCTGCTTATATAAAAAACGATGAACGCAATAAAACTAAAATGTACAATGTGAGATTGGACAGAGACTATCTACTAGCCGAAACCGATTGGATGGCGGTTTCAGATTATACTATGTCAGATGCGTGGAAAACTTACAGACAAGCATTGCGTGATTTTCCAACGCAATCAAACTTTCCCAATATAGATTTTCCAGCAAAGCCAGAATAGGAGTAACTAATGTCCAGAGCAAGAGATAGAGCCGACGGAAAGATTACTGGCAATGTAATCCCTGCGTCGCACGAAGCATTTTCACTAGGATCAGCGGGTGCAAGATTTAACGATGGGTTTTTCTCAGCATCAACCGTCGATATTGGTGGGTTAGCTATTTCAAAAGACGCTAATGGTGATGCAGAGTTTAAAGATGGGTCCGGGGCATTTAAAAAGATTATGGCCTCTGAGATACATTTAGGTACTGGGGCATCAAAAGCTGTTATGAAACGTCAAACAGACGGATCGGTTGGCTTTGCTACAACAGACAACTCTGGAACTGCAACAACAGCAGAGGTAGGGGGTAGTACCTCTGTTTATACTAATACCTCAAGTCTTCCTTCAATTGCTTCCGCAACCTCTGGTGACATGGCATTTGTAACCTCAAATAAAAGATTTTATATATTTAACGGCACTGCTTGGTATTCAGTCGTATTAACGAATACCGCCCCTACTGTAACAGGCGCAAGTTTAACTTATACTTTAGCAGAAAATGGTGCCGCTACGGTCGTAACACTTTCATCAAGTGACCCAGAAGGTGACCCCTTAACTTTTAGTCACACAGCAACTGGGCTTGGAACGGAAGCAACAATCACCCAAGGAACAGGCTCAAATACAAATGTATTCACAGTAACTCCATCCTCGAATGCAGCCCATGCAGGGGTGTTTAGCGTTGTATTTTCTGCGACAGACGGGGCAAATGTCGTTAACAACTCAAGTTCATTTACTCTTGAATTTGCTGTTCCGCAACATTTCTCAACGACTTTAAAAGTAAAAACTTCTGGGAATAACGCAAGAACCAATTCAGCTTTCGATGATGCTTCAACTGGCAATCATACAGTTACAGCTAACGGAAATGCATACCAAACAAGCCTTAGACCTTTTAGCTATAATTGGAGCAATAAATTTGATGGTACTGGAGATTATATAAGTTCAGCAACTTCTTCTGATTATACGATTGGAACAGGAGATGATTGGACAGTAGAATGTTGGTTTTATGCTACAGCACATACTAGTGGGATATATCACAGTCACACATCAGCTTTACCTAGTTCCACTCAAGGTCATGGGCTTGGAATTACTGCTGCAAGCAAACTTATTTTGTATCAAAACGGTAGTAACCAAGAAGTTTCTTCTCCTGCTATTAGTTTAAATCAATGGTATCACGTAGCAATTTCACGAGCGAGTGGTTCAAAAAAAGTTTTTCTTAACGGTGCATTAGTAAAAACAATTTCTGAAACTAATGCTTATACTGGAACATATATGACTGTAGGGGGCCATTACTCAACAAGCTATTTAATGAATGGATATATTAGTGATTTTCACTATATCAAAGGCACAGCAAAATACACCACAGATTTTGCAGCATCATATGAAAAATTAACGGCTCACTCAAATACAAAACTTTTAACTTGTAGAAGTAATCGCTTTATGGATGAATCAACATCATCACACGCTATTACAATGAACGGCAACGCAACTATTAGTACAGTAAATCCTTTAGAAATTACTGACAAATGGGGCTCAAGCGATGGGGGTTCAGGTTATTTCGATGGCTCAGGTGATTATTTAACTATAGCAGACAGTGCAGACTTTGACTTAGCAACAGCTTGGACTTTTGAAACATGGGTTTATCCAACAAACTTGGGCAGTGGTTTTAACCCTATTTATCAAACTGGTGTTGATAGCAGTAATGGCTTTGTTATTGATATGAGCAGCAATGGTTCAACCCCAAAACTTTCGTATTACGCAGGATCATGGGTAACCCTTTCTTCTAGTGCAACAATTCCTAACAACTCTTGGTCACATATCGCAGTAACGTGGGATGGGTCTTATTATAAAATTTTCGTTAACGGTGTTCAAACTGGAAGTGCAACAAGTTCAACTGCAATAACAAATCCAACAACAGGGGTTCAAGTTGGACGGTCAACGACAAGTGGTGGGGCACAAAGATATTATACAGGGTATCTATCAGATACTCACTTTGTAAAAGGGACTGCTAAATATACAAGTGCGTTTACTCCACCAACAGTTTTAACAGCGTTAGATTCAAACACGAAGTTAAAACTTAATTTTGCCCAAGCAGGGATGTTTGATCTTGTTGGTGAAAATTCTCTAAAACTGTATGGTAACATACAAGAAAGTACAACTCAAACTAAGTACGCTACTACAAGCATAAAGTTTGATGGCGCTGGAGATTACATTATTATTGATAATGTTGAGGCACCAAGAACTGGTGATTTTCAAATAGAAGGTTGGTGGTATCAAACTAATACTGGCGACTCTGGAATGTTTAAAGCATTTTCGCCACTCAGTAATAATACAAGCGGAGTAGCAATCGGTACTACTGGAACATCTTTTTGGGTAACAGATAATGGTCAAACAAACTTAGGCACTCATTGGAGTCAGAATGCTTGGCATCATGTGGCAGTCGTTAGAAGAAACGGAAAACAATATACCTTTGTTGATGGTGTAAATAAAGATACGGCAACTGGCAGAGCTAATACGGACGATTACAGCACTAATGGAATTACAATAGGTGGATGGTACGGACTCTCTAATCTTATGGCGGGATTCATAGAAGATTTTCGATATTTAAAAGGCCATACGACTTATCCAAATGAAAGACCACAAGAAGCTCTAACAGCCGTAAGTGGAACATCTTTACAGTTTGCTAATGCATCAACTATTCCTAGTTCGCCAAACGGACTTACGGTTACTGCATCAGAAGGCTCACCTACTGTTTCAACTTTTACACCACCTGATTCTAATGTATCTCACAGTATTTACTATGATGGTAATGATATAAATAGTGTTGCAGCAAATACTAATATTCATCTTGGAACTGGTGATTTTACTATTGAAGGTTATTTTTACATGGTGTCTCATGTTTCAACTTATGGTGCGTTGTTTGGAACCCGTGTGGCAAATAATACTAGTGGTTTTGGACTGGGTTATGCTTACTTTGGCAATATGTATATTTATTCAGGGGGTTATATCATCCAAAATATTCCTTTTGAACTTAAAAAATGGATGCATCTTGTCTATCAGCGAAAAACTATTAGTGGAACATCTACCCATCAAATATTTAGAGATGGTATTTTTGTAGGATCAGGAACGACGGCACGGGACTATGCAAACCAACCGCTTACTATCGGCGGTGATTTAGCAACAACAGAAAATGCTCATGCATATATAGCAGACTTTAGAGTTATAAAAGGTACAGCAATCTACGATACCTCTTTCACCCCGCCAAGTGCATCATTATAATAATAGGAGAATAGAATGCCGTACATAGGTAAGACACCGACACAAGGTGTAAGGGAACGATATTACTACACTACCTCCGGCTCTGAAACTTCTCTTTCAGGTGCAGATGACAATGGATTGGTCCTTAATTATGCAGACGCTAAGTATGTAGATGTATATCTTAATGGTTTACTTCTGGTACATGGTACAGACTATAATACTAATACTACAGATACTATTGCAGGTTTAACTGCACTAGCTGCTAACGATATTGTAGAAGTACTAGTTTATGACGTATTTAGTATATTTGGTGGTGATGTTACTGGCAGTATCAGTGTACAAAAAGATAATTTAAAAATAGCAGGGGTAGCAGTTACAACAACTGCTGCAGAGTTAAACAAGTTAGATAACACCCCTGCAGGGTTAACTTCAACTGAGTTAGGTTACGTTGATGGTGTTACTTCTTCTATTCAAACTCAATTAGACGCTAAAGCAACTACAACAGTAGTAAATACTAAAGCACCTATAGATGCCCCAACTTTTACAGGGACTCCCGCAGTACCTACTGCTAGTGCCTCTACGAATACTACTCAAGCAGCGTCTACTGCGTATGTAACTACAGCAATAGCTAATCTTGCAGATTCAGCCCCTGCTACTCTTAATACTTTAAATGAACTTGCTGCTGCGCTAGGGGATGATGCAAACTTTAGCACTACTGTAACTAATAGTATTGCTACTAAAGCACCTATAGATGCCCCAACTTTTACAGGCGTAGTCACAGCCAACGCTGGTGTGGTTGTAGATAACTTCACGCTTGATGGGACTACTCTGGCTCTGAGTTCTGGTGATTTAACTATAGATTCAGCAGGAGATATTATTCTTGATACAGCAGGTAGAGATACTAAATTTCTTTATGCAGGAACACATGAAGCAAATATTCATACAGGGACAGGTTCAACTGTACTTTCAACGATTGTAGCTGACAGAGATTTATCTTTTGCAGGTAATGATGGTGGGTCAACAATAACAGCCCTAAGTTTAGACATGAGTGCAGCAGGTGCAGCTACCTTTAACAACAACGTAACAGCCTTCTCTGACAGACGATTGAAGTCTGACATTCAAACTATTGAGAATGGTCTTGAGAAGGTAGAGCAACTTAGAGGTGTTACATACATACGAGATGACAACGTAGACGGTGGACAACAGCTTGGTGTTATAGCTCAAGAAGTAGAAGAAGTATTTCCACAGGTTGTGCTTACAGCAGATGACGAAAGAGGAACTAAGAGTGTAGACTATGGTAGACTTACAGGTGCATTAATTGAGGCTATCAAAGAACTGTCAGCTAAAGTTAAAGAGTTAGAAGGGGAATTAAAATAATGACATTACCTGCATCAGGAAATTCTATATCTTTAGACCAGATACACGTTGAGCTAGGTGAATCTTCTGGTGGCACTGTAGCTTTAGGTGATGCAGATGTAAGAGCATTAGCGTCTGACACAGATGGTGCAATAGCCATGAATCAATTTTTTGGGTTGTCAGCAGCAGGAGCATGGCTTGTTGTTCTAACTATTGACAGTGGTATAGCAGCAGTACCATCCGATGCAGTATATGACGTATGGGGGGCAGCAAGTAAAAGTGGTGATGGTATATATATACTGACAAGTAAATTTGGTATGAATCAACATAATTCGGATTCAAGTAACGTAAATCCAGAATTTAATATAACTAAAATTAACGCAGATGGTTCAGTTGCTTGGAACAAGCGTATTGATGGTGTAGCAGATAAGATATACAACCTTAGTATTCACGTTGCTTTAACAAGTGGCGCAGACGAAATATTTTGTTGGTGGAGAAGTATAAATGGTGGTACTACAGGAACTGACAATAGAAGAAGATTACTAAAATTAAATGCTTCAGGTGTCGAACAAGTTGAAAGAGAATACGATGTACCCGCTCAGAGCGAGAGCATTGCTACACATCCACAGACTTCTAAAATTCACGATGACGGAACATACATTTATCTATTTGGGAATATAGCGGGCAACCATATTAGCGGTGCACATGGAGGTAGCTCAGGTGCGTGGTGGTCGAAAATAAAAAAATCAGATGGTGAATATACCGATGAGTTTATGTCAGGTGAAACATCAGGTAGTAACTGGGGTAGAGCAGTAGGTTTTGTAGATGGAAGTGGTAATATGTTGCAGACTGGTAGTAGCACTACGGCTGAAAAGGGATTAAATTTTAATAAGTATGCCTCAAACAAAAGTAAAGTTTTTGAGAAAAAATATAGTTATGGCGGGACAAGTTACCCCTACGTAATACAACCTTATGGTGCATCTTGGGTGGGTGGAAACATGATTTTAGCAACCAATAATTATAGGGTATCTGAAACGGGTTTTACAAATGGTAATTACCCTGCATTAATGAAACTTCAAGGTAGCGATGGGGCAGTACTGTTTTGGGTGGCAGCAGCTTCTGCAGGTGTAGGTTTTTCGTTTTATGGTAATGTACAAGATTCTTCAGGCAATATTTATGCTATAGGGCGTGGCATAGTTTCTGGAGATAGTAAAATTAGTGCGTTTGTAGCTAAATTTAATTCTAGTGGAGTAAAACAATGGAATTTTGCATTAAGTTATAATGACGATTCTATACATGTGTTTGGTGCAGGTATAGACATGGACGCAAGCGGTAATTTGTATTGTTTGATAAATATGTATGGTAACTCAACCCAAGCAGCAGTGTTAAAAATTCCTGAAGGTCAATTAGGTAGTGCTATTGGGGGATTAACTGCAGGACAACACGGTATATACAAAATAACTAATACAGATTTTGCATTTGCTACTGTTTCAGGCACTATTACTGTAGCTGATTCTGCTACTCGTTTGATTGGCGTAGTTGGTAATACAGATGATGCGTCTGCATCTGACATTACTGTTGCTGCTGAAACAGGTGGTGGTGTTACACTAGTTGATATTGGTTAGAAAGGGATTTAAAAATGGCAATAATTGAGACTTCACGTATGCCCATAGCAACGGTTTGTACGGTATGTGATAATGTGGCTACAATAGTTCGTTATTTAAATACTGAGACTGAAGAAGTTAGTGAAGAAGTAGACTGTCTTGCGTGTGAACTTGCTGAAGAAGATGATGAGTATCATAATTGGAACAAGTAGACGCAGGTGACATAACCATTGCAGATGCAGACTAAATGTGATATAATATAAGGGAGTAAGACCATAGACCCAATCCAGAATATAGCAATGATTAATAAAGGAGTAGATTATGTCAGATGAAGTTGCAAATAAAATTTCTAAACTAGAGTGGACTATAGATCAACACGAAAGTAAACTAGCGTCTTTGTCTGACACTACTCATCACCTTAAAAAATCATTGTATGGGATTGAAAAGACTTTGATCCAATTAAAATGGTTTGCTATAGGAATGATAGCGCTATACTTACTAGATCAGTTAGGCATGACAGAAATAATTAAATTAATGAGGTGATACTATAGAACCAATTAGCGCAGCACTAATGGCTTTTGCTGCGGTTAAAAAAGGTATAAGCGTAGGCAAAGACCTGATGGCGATGAGCAAAGATGTAAATAATTTGTTCGCTTTTATCGACGGTGCAAAAGCCGCCCAAAAAACAGGAAACAAAAACGACCCTCTGTCTGACTATATAGCTTATGAAAAAGCTTTAGATATGGAAAAACAACTTGAACAAATTATTTTTGATACAAGAGGATCAAAGGGTGTAGCAACCTTTAAAAGGATGCGGGCACAGGCAGCTGAAGGTGAACGTAAAAGTAAGTACGCTCAGATAGCTCGTAGAAATAAAATAATGAACATACTATCTATTATACTAGGTGTAATAGTCTTTGCTGGGGGATTAGCTGGGATGGTTTGGTTTGCTGCCTCCCTCGCTCCATGAGTACGATAAGCTAGTGTTACTATTAATTGTAGCTATAGCTTGGTTACACACTCAAGAGTTCCCTCCATCTTGGTTATTAATTAAATGAGGCAAGCATGAATGAAATGGTCCCAGATAAAAAAGCATATCAATCTAACAGAAGAATTATGTGTTATATAGCCCTCGGGCTTATGACAATAACTACACTAGCTACTATATGGGACCCTGTAAGAATGGCCCACGCTGACGGGGCTATAATGACTCAGTATATAGCCTTGAGTGGGTTAGTAGGTGCTTATTTTGGTTTTTCTAAAACATCAGGATCAGTGTCTAAGACTAAAGGAAATGAAGTAGAAATGTCAGAGAGGTAGTATTAATGAGCTTAATAAACAGCTTAATTATTAAATTAATAAAGTGTTTAAATACAGATAAAAAGAAAATTAACTATTTATCAGGGAGGAAGAAATGAGTATTATAGCTAGTTTGATAGGGCCTGTATCTAGTATTCTTGACAAAGTAGTGCCTGATGCTGACGAAAAAGCTAGGTTAGCCCATGAAATAGCTACTATGTCTGATCAACATGCTCAACAACTGGCTATAGCTCAGATAGAAGTTAACAAGGCTGAGGCTGCTTCAGGTAGTCTATTTAAGGGTGGATGGAGACCCTTCGTAGGTTGGGTATGTGGTATAGCTTTGTTATATCACTTTATTTTATCTCCTTTAATCTTATTTGGGGTAGCACTCACAGGAGTTAATATACCTCCAATACCAGAGTTTGACATGAGTTCTCTTATGACAGTGCTTATGGGTATGCTTGGGCTTGGCGGTTTACGTACATATGAAAAACAAAAGGGGATAACTAAATGACTACTAAGAAAACTGTTAGGCCGTAATGAATAAGGGCTCTTATTATATAGAGCCAAAGACTTGCCCTGTTTGTTTAGGGCCTATTAATCATTATAGGGTTTATACACGAAAAAAAGAATTTAAAACAGTAGAGGGTGTCTGTGTAGTTTGCAGAGAAAAAGAATTATCCCTGATCCGTAGCAAAAGAAAGGAAGGCTTATGAGTTTTCAATTATCACAAAAAAGTTTAGATAGGTTAGAGGGAGTTAACGAACACCTCATAACCGTAGTGAAGACTGCTATAGTATTAACCGATATAGACTTCGGAGTTATCTGCGGTATGAGAACAATAGAAGAACAGCAGACCCTGGTAGATAAAGGTGCTTCTCAGACTATGAAGAGTAAACACTTAGACGGACATGCGGTAGACTTAATGGCTTACGTAGGTGGACGGGCTTCTTGGGAGCTTAATGTTTACGATGACATAGCTGACGCGATGCAAAAGGCTGCAAGAGAAGTAGGTACGGCTTTACGTTGGGGAGCTGCTTGGCATATAAATGACATGCGTGAGTGGAGTGGTACAATGGAAGATGCCATGAATGCATACATTGATTTAAGAAGGGGGCAAGGTAGAAGACCATTTATTGATGGTCCACACTTTGAATTAAGCTAGTGTTTTTACCTGTAATTACAATATGTCTTTTGTCTGTATTAGATCAATCTGTAAGTTGTAAGATGTTTAACTCACCTGAACTTGTAACAACACAGCAAGAATGCATAAAGGTAGTAGGTGAATTTGTAACACAAATAGTACCCGATCTTCCTGCTCCACATACAATAAAATATAAATGTGTTGACAAGTCAATAAGGATATGAAATAATGAGTAGCCCAACAGACTTAATAAGTCCTTAAAAATATAAAGATCCCTTATAGGAAACCGGGGTCCCTCTCTCTCCCCGGTTTCTTTTATTATTTATATTATAGGAGACTAATTAATGGATATCTACGAACAGATTATTCATCTAAGTCGCTATTCCCGTTGGCTAGACAATAAAGGTCGAAGAGAAACTTGGGAAGAAACGGTGCAGAGATTAATCGACTTTTGGAAGGGCCGCGTAAGTAGCCTACCTGACACTTTATTTGAAGAATTAAGATTTGCTGTAGAGAATAAACAAGTAATGCCATCTATGAGAAGTATGTGGTGTGCTGGTCCTGCTCTAGAGAAAAACAATATGGCGGGTTATAACTGTAGTTACGTAGCAGTAGACAGCCCAAGGACTTTTGACGAAACTATGTTTGTACTTATGTCAGGTACCGGTGTAGGCTTCAGTGTTGAGAGCGAAAATATAAGTAAATTACCTATAGTAAACGATCACTTTGAAAGTTCAGATAGAGTTATCATTGTAGAGGACTCTAAAGAAGGTTGGGCTAAAGCTTTAAGAAAGCACATTGCAGATCTTTACCTGGGTAGAGTACATAAGTTTGACTTCAGTCAGGTTAGGCCTGCTGGGGCAAGACTACATACTATGGGAGGAAGAGCCTCAGGGCCAGATCCCTTGGAAGATCTATTATCTTTTACCGAAGCCACTTTTAGAAAAGCAGCGGGAAGAAAACTTACCTCAATAGAGTGTCATTCTATTATGTGTAAGATAGGTGAAGTAGTAGTAGTCGGTGGAGTAAGAAGATCAGCTATGATTTCTCTTAGTGACCTTGGTGACAGGGAAATGAGAGATGCTAAGAGTGGGGCGTGGTGGGAAAACGAAGCGCACTTTGCTCTTGCAAATAACTCTGCTGTCTACAAGTCTAAGCCTAGCTTACCCGTTTTCTTAGAAGAATGGATATCTCTGATAAAGTCTGGTTCGGGAGAACGAGGAATTTTTTCTAGAGAAGCTGCAGATAAAAAAGTAGCAGAGTCTATGAGAAGAGAAACAGGTTTTGCCTGGGGTACAAACCCTTGTTCAGAAATAATTCTTAGGCCGAATCAAGTATGTAACCTCAGTGAAGTAATCTGTAGAGAAAATGATACTTTAGATGAGCTAGGAGAAAAAGTTAAGTTAGCTACTATCCTAGGTACCTTGCAATCTACTCTTACAGACTTCACTTATCTGAGGAAAGTCTGGAAAGAAAATACAGAGGCCGAAAGATTACTTGGAGTCTCTCTTACAGGAATACAGGACTGTAAAATATTACAGAAACCTAGTGCGGAAGATTTAATCTATCTAAAGAATATTGCTATAGAAACCAATGAGTTATACGCTAAGTTATTAAATATTTCTAGTTCTACTGCAATAACTTGTGTTAAACCCAGTGGCACTGTAAGCCAGTTAGTAAACTCTGCTTCAGGAATACACGGTAGGTTCGCACCTTATTATATACGAACAGTACGTCAAGATAAAAAGGACCCGATTACAGCTTTCTTAATGGATGAAGGAGTCCCTTATGAAGACGATGTAATGAACCCTAATAACACCTCAGTTTTTAGTTTCCCTATCAGCTCACCTAAGTCGGCTATTATGGCCAATGACCAGTCCGCTATGGAACAGCTTGAAAATTGGAAACTATTTGCTATGCACTGGTGTGAGCATAAACCTTCAGTTACCATTTATGTTAAAGAAGATGAGTGGCTTGAGGTGGGTAGTTGGGTTTACAAGAACTTTGATCTAGTATCAGGAATAAGTTTTCTGCCTTACTCAGAACATACTTACGCTCAAGCGCCTTATCAAGATATTGGAGAAGAAGAGTATGAAAAAGCCTTTCATAATTTCCCTTCTCAAATAAACTTTAATAAATTATCTGATTATGAAGATACAGATAATACCGAGGGTGCTCAAACCTTAGCTTGCACCGGGGGTGCTTGTGAAATATAACAGGTAACAAAATGAAACTCAGAAACTTTCATGCGAAAGAACTTAGAACACCTAGGTTTCGCATGAAAGTAGTTAGAGATAAAAATAAATATACTCGAAAAATAAAACACAAGGGAGAAGAAAATGGTAAAGACACCCATAACCCCCTTAGGGCTTAAAGGCCTAGTGACTGATGTACCCTCTCAATCTTTAGCTTTAGATTATTTTGACTCAGGTAATAATATGAGATCAATTAATGGGGCATTAAGCGGGGTTAATAGCTTTGCTAATGAAACTAATATAGGGTTTGGAGCTAGCGGAGGGGCTGTAGCAGGGATTTATGATGCAGTGCAATTTACTCCAGCAGGCAGTCAATATTACAATATATTTGCTTTAGTAAAATCAGGTAGCACTTTTACTGTTAGAGGTTTTAGTCAAAACTCTAGTCAATTTTCTGGGAGCCAATCAATAACTGTTAGTACTAGCGGAGTAACTGATTGGACAGGGTCTAACCAATACAGTACTGAGTATGGCTCTGATATGTTAGTATTCAATGAAGTATTAATAGTTAATTTAGGTACTCATGTACCTATGTATATGCCTTCACAAGGAGCAGCGCTTATTAATTTTCCTACTGGAAAAACAGAAGTAATAAGTGGAAGTACTGTTGCTGTACCTTTAAAAGACTGGCCAACTGAAAATACTCTTACAAATCAAGCAACTCATGGTGGGCAAGACATTTACGCTGGTAAAATAAGTAAGTTTGGAAATAGAGTAGTTGCTATGAGTATGTATGGGGATGTAGATTATAACGAAAGAGCGACTATCTTTTTCTCTTCCCCTATAAAAGATATTTCCAGTATACAGGCAATAGAGTGGTTAGCATCTAACACTAACTCTGCTTCGGATGATATTATAACAGAGAGCCCTGGGCCAGTACTAGACGGGGGTCAGCTAGGGGCTAACTTTATTGTGTATAAATCAGACTCTGTTTTATCCTACATGGAAGTGTCTTCTGAGCCTTTTATAGTAGGCAGAGCTATTCAAGATGATGACGGAATAATTTCTTCTAGATGTTTTGAAGCTATAGGTAACAGTCAACACATAGTGTTTGGTAATTACGGTGTATATATTCATAACGGAGAGAACCAAAAACAAGTAGTATCTAAAAATAAAATACATGATGCTTTATATGCAGATATAGATAGAACTAGAGTAAACCAATGTTTTACTTTTAGGCACAATCAAGACAAAGAAACCTGGTTTTGTATTCCTACCTCTAGTTTAGGTTCTGGTAAAGAAGGTTGTGACAAAGCTTATTGTTATGCTGAGGAAACAGACTCTTGGTATACAAGAGACTTAGAGAATTATACTCATATTTTTACTACAGAACTTTTAGGGGTGACTAGAATTTTTGCTTTAAGCCCTGACAACGCTCAACTACAAGAGCTTAGTAGTACTGCGGTAATAGCAAGTGGATCAGTAGAATTTTTAAATAGACCATTAGATACTAACGCTACTGTTAAAACTATGACTGCTATGTACCCTATGTCTAACGGTACTTTAAATATAGGTGTAACCTCTACAGACAATATTCCTACTAGCGCTTCTATTACTACTAAATCTTTTAACCCTGTTAATGATCACAAACTAGGCTTCAGAGAAACAGGAAGATACTTTGATTTGAAAGTACAGTTACCCTCTACCACAGACGTTAAACTTACAGGGGCTGAGTTTGAAATAAAACCACGAGGTAAGAGATGAGCGGTATAATAAAACCTTATATAAGTAATGGTATTACTGATCTTGAGTTAAGAAAAAGCCTTGATAGTATTATCAGAACCATAGACGCCTTAGATGTTAGTATCACTAATGAAGACCCTAATACTACTAAAACTAGAGGCGGCAGGCTCCACTATAATGCTGCTACTAGCAACTTGTTTGTGTTTAGAGCTGGTACTTGGAACCCAGTAAGTCCTACTACTTTTAAACAGTTAGCAGAGATTTATTATTTAAGAAACCCAGCTGATGCTTTTCCTGCTACGCCAACAGGAGGAACTTACACTCTTACTTCAGCCACCGCAGGCAGTGTTACTACTTTTCCTTCAGGGGGATGGGCAGCCTATGGTACTATAGCTGCTAACGCTAATGCATCGTCTTACTGGTGGTATAAGTCTAGAGCGGTAGTAGTTTCTGACAGCACTACAGGAGTAGTTACGGACTTAGGTTGGACTCAGCCTGAGTTTCTAGGTAACTCAAGCCTTAATGGTTTAGCAAGAACAACAAAAGTTACTGTTTATTATCAAGGAACTAACACCCCAGGTACAGGCACAGATAACGCTAATGTTATTTCAGGAGTTACTGTTTCTGCAAGGATAACTTGGCTTACTGGCTTGGTTGACCAAATCACAGGGCCTGATGATACAAACGCTTCAGGGCAAAACGTATGGAGCATATACCCTGCTACTAGAAACCCAGAAAGTGTAGCTCAAGGAGTACAATATTCTGCTGTTTTAACTTTTATTGACCAAACAGGTTCTGCGTTAACCACTACCACAACCACCTCTCAGCTTGTCAGAGGTACCTCTTTTAATGGTATGGTTACTTTTACTGATTATGCCGGTGCTTCAACCGATAGGTTTGGGGCCACTACAACAATACACGGCGGGCGTATCGAAACAAATACTATAGCAACAACACAACTTAGTGCTACTGCTCAACGTACTTTAGGTTTTGGTACTATAATAAGTAGTGGTGCAGGCCATAGCCCCCCTACAACGAGAACTGATGGGCTCGCTTTGCAAGTAGGTGATAAGTATCACGATACTACTACCCAATACCAGTATATGTTTTTTCAGGCAGCGTCTCAATCTACTCCACAGTGGAACAGGCTTAGTATTTTTGCAGACAGTATAGATGTTAATTTTTTAAACGCTCAAACTATTGTAGCTAACAGAATACAAACAGGTACCTTAACTTTTAGTGCCGCTGGTTCTGGAAACAATCTCCCTCTTATTAGCGGAGTAGGTGTAGTAGAACAAATTACTGGTGGATATAATCAAGTACAAAGTTTAGGGCCAGTGACTGCATTTGGTTATCGAACGACTCACACTCACACTACTAAAAATGATACAAGATTTAATACTGGTATTGTTGTAAATTTAACTGGAAAATTTAGGCATAATTCTTCTAGCGGTACTGTTGGCTTTGCATTTGGGTTAATAAGAGATAACAGTATAGTTGTTAATAGCAGCTCCCAAACTTATAATGTAGGAGCTTATTCATATGTACCCCTTATATATTCTGTTACAATACCTATAGTAGTTAAGGGGTCAACTTATGAACCTTTTGTACAGAGAACAGATCAAAATGCTTCAACTATGGTCACATCCTTAAGCGTTGCAGGAACAATACATGAGGTTAGATTTACATAATGCCCCATTATACTTTAATTGATTCTTCTACTAATGAAATTTTATCTAATGGATTTTATGAAAGTGAAACTAAATTTTCAACTAAAGAAGGAGAGACGCTATTAGAGAATGTTACTCCTCCCCCTGAAAAAGATAAATATAATCCAGATACTAAAGAATTTTATTCTTCTAATTCTTTTTTAGAAGACAAAATAAGAAAAGAAAGAGACCAATTGTTATCTGCTACAGACTGGACTCAGGTAGGAGATAGTACACACCCAGGATCTAAAGCAGAGTGGTTAACTTATAGAACAGCACTAAGAGATATAACTAAACAAGAGGGATTCCCTAGTTCAGTTACTTGGCCTACCCCTCCGGAGTAAGGAGAAGCAGATGAAGGTAGTTAGATTAACTCCTCAAGAAGTACTAGAACACTGGCCTGT